ATCGTGGGGATCACCCCAACCCTTAGAGGAGAAATAAAAAATGTTTAACGCAAAACTCACCAAATTTTTAATAGGAATAATCGCGACCTTAACCGTGATCGTCGGCGCTCTCGCCGGCACAGATAACGACGAGCCGATCGTTACAACTACAACGGTCCCGGCGGTCCAAGAAACGACGACGACTTTCGGCGCTCACGAGGCGCTCCAAGAGGACCTAGCAGAAACGACGACCTCGGTCGCGGATACGACGACGACGGTTCCCGCGATAGTGAACGCGGCGTTAGACACGCCATGCTATGAATGGCTAGGACTCGCGGTCGCGCAGGGCTGGAACAACACTCCGGAAGTACTCGAGAAACTCGGTCGGATTATTTGGAAAGAGTCTCGATGCCAACCGTTAGCGGAGTCCGCGTCCGATAGCGGTCTGACACAAATTAATCAGGTCCATAACGACTACTTAGCGGACTTAGGTTGGACCGAGGCCGACATGTTGGACCCCGCTAAAAACCTCTATTTCGCTTGGCGTCTCTACTCCGAGCGTGAGGCGTCCGGCCGTTGCGGTTGGCAACCTTGGAGCGTCTCGTGCTAGACGACCAAGACGAATTCGATATGGTCCTCCGCCGTTTCCACAAAAACCGAAACGAACTATTAGAGGCCACCAAAAGAATAAAGATCCTCGAGCAAGAGATCCGAACCCTCCGCACCAAACTAGGCAACGATCCCGAGACCGGAGCGGGAGCGCCGTCATGGACCTAGGCGGATACGTCCTCGTCCAAGACCGGCTAAAAATGGCTTTAGACCGTTTCCCAAATTTGCGCGTCCAAGAGACCGACGTCCGCCCGGTAGAGATCGCCGGCCAAACATTTATAGCCGTAACAATGACCGTCTACCGCGAGCCCGGCGACGACCTCCCCGCCGTCGCCACCGCTTACGAAGTTTTCCCGGGCCGGACGCCGTTCCAAAAAGGATCCGAAATGATGAACGCGTCCACGTCGGCGCTCGGCCGCGCTCTCGGCTTTATGGGATTCGGGATCTCCAAGTCCATCGCGTCCGCCGACGAGGTTTCCCTCCGAGTCAATGAACGCGCAACCGCTCCCAAACCATCGCAGGATCGCCCTAGAGCGCCGCAAACCTCAGAAACGACCGAGAACACGAGAGGCGTCCCACCGACCGCTAAACAATTGGAGTTTCTAATTAAGTTGGCGACCGAAAGAGGCGTAGAGCCTCCCGAAATAAACACGATGGGCGAGGCGTCCCAAGCGATTAAAACACTTTCCGCACTACCAAAAAAGCCGGCGACAGACGAGGCGCCGTTCTAATGAAAAAGAAAACCCCGACGACAGTAAACGACCTATTCCGAATTAACGAGGCGTCGTTCCAAAGTACGATCCTCGAATTAGCGCGCCTCTACGGTTGGCATGTTCACCACACCCGCGCCGTCCAGATCCGCCCCGGCTATTGGGCGACCCCGCTCCAAGGCGTCGCCGGCTTTCCCGATCTTGTTCTCGCTAAAAGCCCCACGGCACGTCACCGAGGCGGCGTCATTTTCGCCGAACTTAAAACGGCCACCGGCAGATTAAGCGACACACAGAAAGAATGGTTAGAACGCCTCTCACTTGGAGGCGCCGAGGTTTACGTGTGGAGACCTCGCGACATCGCGTCTATTCGCGTCCGGCTGGAGGGCAAAATATGAGCAAAATTCAAGATTGGTCCAACATTGAGGGCATATTCTGGACGATCTCCGTCCTCGGCGGTTTATGGCTCGGCTATTTCATCGCGACCGATCCCGTCGCCGCTCGAGCGCGCCGTCTGGAACGCCGCCGTAAACGAGTCTCCAAGGCCATAGAGCGCCTCTACCTATCCGAGCGTAAATAATGCTTACGGTTGGGAGTTTGTTCGCTGGTATAGGAGGTCTAGATCTCGGATTAGAACGCGCCGGAATGAAAACTATCTGGCAGAGCGAAATAGATCCGTACGCGTCCCAAGTATTAAAAAAACATTGGCCGGAGGTGCCAAATCATGGGGATATCAAAGAAATTAAATGGTCAGACGTTCAGCGTCCCGACGTTATTTGCGGTGGATACCCCTGTCAACCGTTCTCGACGGCGGGCAAAAGACAAGGCGAAAACGACCCCCGCCACTTATGGCCTTGGGTCAGAGAATGTATTAGCGTTCTTAGACCCCGTTTCGTGTTCTTGGAAAATGTACAAGGTCATGTTTCCCTTGGGGGAACTACCGTCGTTAGAGAAATTGCCCAACTCGGGTATTGCGCGGAATGGCGTGTTATATCGGCGGCCTCCGTGGGAGCCGCTCATCGACGCGACCGAATTATTATCGTGGCCTACCCCGACGACACAGGAAGTGGAACACCCCAACTCGATATGGACTCAGGAGGGGAACAGTTATCGGAGGGAGGCCAAAAACGGCGGGAGAGGTCACTCTATGGGTCTAGCGGACGCGGTTCAGAAATGGCCGACTCCGCAAGCGAGGGACTACAAGGGACCGTCCGGGAGGTCTATCAAGGGATTAGAAACAGACTTACCTATGGCGGTGGGGAGTGGTGGCAAACTGAACCCGACGTGGGTCGAGTGGCTAATGGGGTTCCCCGCAGGGTGGACAGACTTAAGTGTTTAGGAAACGCCGTCGTCCCACAAGTCGCCGAGGTAATCGGTCACCTAGTTAGGATCCACGCCAATGATTATTAGAACACCCCGACCCGAGTCCCATTACCTTACGATCGCTAACTCGGTCGTCAGAGACCGCTCGCTCTCGTTTAAGGCCCGCGGGATCCTCGCCCTATTGCTCTCTTACCCGGATAATTGGTCTGTCTCATCGGAGCGCCTAGCATTAGAAACCGCGACGCCAAGAGGCGAGAAACGCGACGCGATACGTACCGGGCTTAAAGAATTAGAGTCCGCCGGTTACTTACGGCGCGAAGTACGCCAAGACAAAACGACCGGCCGCATGTCCACAAACACCTACGTTTACGACACGCCTCAACCCGTGGAAAAGCCTCGGGATAACTCCCCCACTTGTCCACAGCCGACGACGGATTACCCGACGTCGGAAAAGGCGTCCCCTATAGAAGTAACTAATAAGAAAGACCCACGAACAAAGTCCCTAGGTTATTTAAGTAAGAGAGAACAAAACCGCGCCATTTGTCCACAATGCCACGGGCAACGCTGGACCGTCCAAGACTCAGACGTCATACCCTGCCCATGTGATAGCGGACTCATCAGAGCATGAGCGACCACTACAAAGACAAACGATACGTAGAGAACAGAAAGAGGATCCTCGCCGGCTCCCCTACTTGCGTGATATGCGGCGTCCGTAAAGCGAACACCGTGGACCATATCCTCGAGTTACACGCCGGAGGCGATCACTCAATGGAGAACCTCCAGCCCGCGTGTGCGAAGTGTAACTACCGCAAGGGCGCCCAATATGGCAACGCTCAGAGAGCCCGCATAGTTAAAGCACGAAACGAGGCCGTAAAGACCGCCGAAACACGCCGGCCACGAAACACCCCAAAAGCACCAAAAACGACCGAAAACGACGAAAAAGCCGAAAAAGCTTTTTTGGTAGTGCGGAAAGTGTTTTAATCGCTTGGGACGCCTCGCCCATCGTGTTTATTTCGGGAGGCTCTACGCCTCTTTCGGTCGCCAACTTAATTAGAAACTCCAATTGTTTAGCGGTCGGTGGGACGCCTCTCGTGTTCTCGGTCGTTTCTGAGGTTTGCGGCGCTCTAGGGCGATCCTGCGACGGTTTAGGAGCGGTTGCGCGTTCATTGACTCGGAGAGAAACCTCGTCGGCGGACGCGATGGACTTAGAGATCCCAAAGCCCATAAAGCCGAGCGCGCGGCCGAGCGCCGACGTGGACGCGTTCATCATCTCGGAGCCTTTTTGGAACGGGGTTCGGCCCGGGAAAACTTCGTAAGCGGTAGCGACCGCGGGGAGGTCGTCGCCGGGCTCTCGGTAGACGGTCATCGTCACGGCTATAAATGTTTGGCCGGCGATCTCTATCGGGCGAACGTCGGTTTCTTGGACGCGCAAATTTGGGAACCGATCTAAAGCCATTTTTAACCGGTCTTGGACGAGAACGTATCCGCCTAGGTCCATGACGGCGCTCCGGCTCCGGTCTCGGGATCGTTTCCTAGTTTGGCGCGTAGGGATCGGATCTCTTGCTCGAGGATCTTTATTCTTTTGGTGGCCTCGAGTAGTTCGTTTCGGTTTTTGTGGAAACGGCGGAGGACCATATCAAATTCGTCTTGGTCGTCTAGCACGAGACGCTCCAAGGTTGCCAACCGCAACGGCCGGACGCCTCGCGCTCGGAGTAGAGACGCCATGCGAAATAGAGGTTTTTGGCGGGGTCTAACATGTCTGCCTCGGTCCAACCTAGGTCCGCTAAATAGGCGGCGTGAATTTGGTTAATTTGTGTCAGACCGCTATCGGACGCGGACTCCGCTAACGGTTGGCATCGGGACTCTTTCCAAATAATCCGACCGAGTTTCTCGAGTACTTCCGGAGTGTTCGTCCAGCCCTGCGCGACCGCGAGTCCTAACCATTCATAGCAGGGCGTGTCTAACGCGGCGTTCACGATCATGGGAACCGTGGTCGTCGTATCCGCGACCGAGGTCGTCGTTTCTGCTAGGTCCTCTTGGAGCGCCTCGTGAGCGCCGAAAGTCGTCGTCGTTTCTTGGACCGCCGGGACCGTTGTAGTTGTAACGATCGGCTCGTCGTTATTTGTGCCGGCGAGAGCGCCGACGATCACGGTTAAGGTCGCGATTATTCCGATTAAAAATTTGGTGAGTTTTGCGTTAAACATTTTTTATTTCTCCTCTAAGGGTTGGGGTGATCCCCACGAT